CTATTCCTCTTACACCAAAAAATTCACTAGTAGATACTATTGCTTCACTTCTTAAACCCAAACCAACACCGTAATAATTAAAATAGTATTGAAAAATACTGAACTCACACAATTAACTAAATAATAAGGTATAAAGGATCAACATGAGCAAACAATCAAATAACGACTATTTAATGAGCATTATCAAGGAAAACGTAGGTGCACAACAAGACTTTACCTATGATGCAAATGGTAAAGGTGGCTATGCCTCTAATGGTGCTACTAGCTTTATCGCACAACCTGTTGCCCCAATGGGGATTGCACAGATGAATCAGGCTTCCCGTAGTCCACAGGCAGCTGTAAATAATGATCAATACGCAACAGAAGAAGAAGAAGACGAAGAAGAGATGCAAGAGGCAATTGATTTTGAGAATAGCCTCCGTTCACTTTTGGCCGAAGTAAATGTATCTGAAAACTTCTTCATCCAAGCCAAGACAATTTTTGAGTCAGCAGTTGACCAAAAATTAAAGGCTATTGCTAACGAGATTGCACCAGCTCTTCAAGAAAACTTTGAATCTAAGCTTGGTGAAATTACCGTCAACCTTACCGAAAAAATTGATGACTATCTAGATTACGTAGTCGAAGAGTGGATGCAAGACAACCAATTAGCCGTTGAAGGTGGTATCAAATCTACCTTGGCTGAAAACTTTATCTTGGGTCTTAAGAAACTCTTTGAAATGCATTACGTTGATGTTCCTGCCGAGAAGTACAATGTCATTGATGGTCTCTATGAACAGACCTCAAACCTTCAAGGCGACCTCAACCATGTTCTGAATGAGAACATTGCCCTCAAGAAACAACTTCTTATCTCTGAATGCGCTGGTATCTTTGTAAATGAAACTAAGGATCTTGCTGACACTCAGATTGAAAAGCTTGCTTCACTCATTGAAAATATTGAGTTTAGCACCCTAGAAGAATATAAAACTAAACTCTCTACTCTCAAGGAACACTACCTTGGCAGCAGAGTTGCCATCCCAGAACAGTATGTTCCGGAAATGACATTTAGCAAGGCTGCAAGTGTACCAACCACTCTAATCGAGAATTACACCCACACCTTAGACCGTTTGAATAAGAAACTTTAAATTTACTAAATAATTTTAATCCACAGGAGATACTAATAAAATGAGTTACCGAGATGAAACCCCGTATGATATTTTAACTGAAAAATGGAATCCCGTGCTTAAGCACGAGGCACTTCCTTCAATTGGCAATGAATGGAAAACTAAAGTTACCGCAGTTCTACTTGAGAATCAAGAGCAGAATATGCGCGACCAATACCTCTCTGAAGGTATGGCAACAGGATCTGATATTGGTGGTGTAGTTTCTGGTACCGCCCAAGGTGGTATCCGTGGTTACGATCCAATTCTTATCAGTCTTGTTCGTCGTGCTATGCCGAATTTGATGGCATATGACATTTGCGGCGTTCAACCGATGACTGCACCAACTGGACTCATCTTTGCGATGCGTGCCAAGTACGGTGACAGTTCTCTTCCAGGTGTTGGTAATGAAGCTCAATTCCAGGAACCAGATCCTCGTTTCTCTGGTGTATCTGGTCCGTCTGGTGGCTTCACTGCAGCCGGTGGTACATCATCAGTTAATACTGGTGTAAACCCATACGGAACAACTGGTGCTTCGTATTTTGCAGCAAATAATGCAGGTAACTTTCTTGCCGCCAAGGCACAAGTCAACTTTGACTCAATGAGAGCAATGTTAACTTCATCTGGCGAAAATTTAGATTATGCTGCTTCAACTTCTGCAACAAACGTTATGAATAAGATGTCCTTTACGATTGACCGTGTTGCTGTAGCAGCAGGTAGCCGTGCACTGAGTGCAGGGTATACAGTCGAATTGGCACAAGATCTTAAGGCTGTTCACGGTCTTGACGCTGAAGCCGAACTCGCAAATCTTCTCAGCACTGAAATTCTTGCTGAAATTAATCGCGAAATCGTTCGTTCCATCTACTGGGTTGCTAAGTCTGGTACACAGCAAACTGATATTACTGGTGCTGGTACCTACAATCTGGATCTAGATTCAGATGGTCGTTGGTCTGCTGAACGTTTCCGTGGTCTGGTCTTCCAGATTGAACGTGAATGCAATGCCATCGCTAAGGAAACCCGTCGTGGTAAGGGTAACTTCGTCATCGTATCTTCCGATGTCGCCAGTGCACTCGCCATGTCAGGCTTCTTGAATCTTTCACCAGCCATTAATACTCAACTCGCAGTTGATGATACCGGTAGCACTTTTGCTGGTCTACTCAACGGCAAGCTGAAAGTTTACATTGATCCGTATTCACAGCTTGGTGTAAACTTCTTCTGCGTTGGTTATAAGGGCGAGTCTCCGTATGATGCAGGTGTATTCTACTGCCCATACGTTCCACTCCAAATGATGAGAGCTATTGACCCAGGTACCTTCCAACCTCGTATTGCGTTTAAGACACGTTACGGTATGGTTGCTAACCCATACGTTCTCAAGAACGATGGTACACCATATGGTTCAGATTTCACCAATCAGTCTGGTGCTAATCAGTACTACCGCCTCACCCGCGTCAATGGTCTGCATGGTAACACTTACGGTAACTAATACGTAAGATAGAGTTTATAAACAAAAACCCTCGGGCTAAACACCCGAGGGTTTTTCATTGGTTTGTATGTTTTTAAAAATTAATCAAAATCGTAATATGAATAGCTAAACGTAACTCTTGCTTTCATTGGTGTGCTGTCACCAAGATCAGATCTAAAAGTAAGAGCACTCAGAGCAGTAGGAATTACATAATGAAACACTGCAGTTTTGTTGATTGGGTAATAATTAGATCCAAGAACTCGTAAATATGCAGTTGTTGCCCATGTCCTATACATTTCATTATCTGTATCGTTAGAAATATTACCGATAGATGACATCCAATCATATATGCTTTTCCAGTTTTCGATGTTTTCATCTACAATAAATTCTAGAATAAGTGATTCGAATGTAAATGTATTTGTAGCAACTGGAATTTGAACACCAAGAGTAGTCGGCTGTGGACTTACACTTAATTGAATACCGGGTAAAGAAACGGTTTGCCCAAATAACTCAAGTTTACTATCTCCTCTGTCTATAATAAATTTGTAACAATTTGATAATAACGGATTGATGTTTGTCATGTTAGATAGTCTTCTGGATTATCAGACCAACTCTGTGGATCTGATGCTTCGTTGTCGGGAATATAAGGTAGCTTTAACTCTTCCTTTTTGTATTTTCTTTTCTTTCTATTTTCATTAATTGCTTTTTCCCATTCAGCATTTAACGTATCAAACAATTCTTCAGATGGTTCTTCTCTATCTTCTTCTTCGTCAATTTCTGAATCTTGAAGATGTTCTTCATAAATTTCTTGTACAAAATCAATAAATTGTGGATCAGAAAATAATGCCCATGCAACATCCATGTTGTCATGATCTGGTTCTATTTCTGCTAATATAACATCATCTTTTAAACCATTCATAAATTCCAAATATGAATTGTACATATTGAGAATATCTTCAGATGGTTCTGCTAGATATATAACATGTTTCATTAAAATAGTAATTGAAGTTTCTTTGATGTTAGCCAAGTAAGAAGTAACACGCAAGCATTCAATCACCTCACCATCTGGAGTTGATGTTGTATAAAAGACAATCTTAGCCGGGTTTGAGAGAACGACTTCGTCTGGTGATTCATCCACCATTGATATCAACTCTTCACCACTAGAGAGTTTAATAACTTTTATAGACGATGAAGCTTTAGAATCTTGTTCTTCCATGCTTCCTCCTCAATACTATTTATCCAAAAGAAGTTTTATATTTTGATCTTAAAAACTTTATGATCAAACTTTTCTTTTTTGTATATTTTAATGCGTTGTTCAAAATGTTTCAGCACATGATTTTTATAACTTTTCCATGACATATCATCAACAATATCAAACACTTTTAGTGTTTGTTTGATTGCAGAGGTTCTTAATCCACGCCCAATACTCTGTAATAAGCGTATTACTGATTTTGTAGGAGATGCAAAGATAATATTGTCAAGATGTACGATATTAATACCTGTGCTAGTAGTACCAAAAGAGGCAACAAGAATAGCATTTTTTTCTTTGTCTATTATCTTTCGAATAAATTCTCTATTTTCTGCATCCACTTTACCCGAAATGAAGTATACTTTCTTTTCTGGGTATTGTTTTTGAATCAAATCATAAAGTGGTTTACCATGCTTTTCAACATAGTTAAAAAGAACCAATGTATTACCTTTGGTTTCTCCACACAATTTTACAATAAAATCATTACGTTTTGAATTTTCAACCAAATAAGCCATTTCGTCTTGATATTTTAATTTTTTGACTCTATGTCTAGTTTGGTCATCATAATCCAAAACAATACAGTCTATACCAAGCTTTGCCAGTACTCCCTTACTGATTAGCCCCCTTGTTGTTATAAACTGTACAGATGGCCCTAGCGTGCCCTCTATTGAGAGTTTATGCGCCAAGGTCTGATCCAGCGTACCTGTAGTCCCGAGCCTAAACCAAGCCTTTGTCAGTTTTTTACCAATATTGACCAAAGAGTCTGCTTTTACAAGATGACACTCATCAAAAATGACAGCTTCGAACTGATCGAACCATTCTTTAGGAAGTTTATAAACAGACTGCCATGTAGATACGACAACTGGCTTATCTGTTAATTTTTCCTTACCCGCACTGATTTTATGTACAAATTTTGTTACAGACCAAGATTTATCATTTTTTGAATAATCAAAGAAGTCTGCTTCCATCTGCTGTACCAACCCAACAGTGGGAACCAATAATAAAATTTTCTTGGGTGCCTTTAGGCAATATCGTAATAGGTATCGAATTATTAGATAAATGATAAGCGACTTACCACTACCCGTTGGCGATACGACAACAGATCTGGCATTTGTTAATGCATGTATGACAGCATTTTTTTGGTGGGGATGTGGGATTACAGGTTCTTTTTTAACAGTGACATTTAAAGTTTTATAAAATTCATCAAATGATTCAGAATTAATGTCTATTGCATCTACATCTTTATCATCAAAAATAACATTATAGTGTCGTTCTTCGCAAAATCGTTTAAGATATGACTTGAGTCCACATGGAAGAGTTGAACTATTGATCTCGTATAATTTAATTTTACCATCCCATATACGAGATTTGTATAAGGGCATGTATTCTGCACCTGGAACTTTAAATGAAAAATAAGAACGAAGTTCTCTTTTTACAGAATCTTCGCAATCAATTTTATATTTTGTATGGTCTTCTGCTGATGCAATTATAGTATACACTACAATTATTTATGTCATCATGAGATACCGTTAACAAGCTTATTCCAATCAATGGCAGACTTAATAGAGAAATTTCTATTAGTTAAAACCTTTAAAAAATCTTCTACCATTTTAACTTTGATTTCAAGAATATTTAAATCCGTTACAATTTTTAATAATATAGGATCTGCTTCGAGAAATTTATCTAGATCAGTTTTTAATAATTTCATTTGAAATGGATCTTCACCCCATTCAACTAACTCGTCTTGAGTTGCATGACCAGTGTAGATTTTCCATTTTCTCAATCGCATGATTAAGAATGCATTATTTAATTTTTGAAGCTCTATCTTAAGGTCTGCATGTATATTCAAGTACTTACCATGTATAGCAGGAGTCCTTATAGCTTCTTTACCTAACTCTGTAGAGTCTATTAAAGAATCTTTTTTAATGTTATCTTTAAGGGTTTCTAAATTCATTATAAGTATACTATAGAGTATCCTTTAAGAAAAGTCAAGATATATCTTGATTATTTATTAAAAATATGTTATAATATTGTTTCTAAGTCTCCTTTAAATTAAATTGAATATGATTATAGATCTAAGACAAATACCTACCGTATGGATTAATCTTGATAGTGCTACTGGCAACGCAGAAATCATGAATCAAAGGTTTCGTGAGCACAGATTTTCCAATACCCACCGTAAATCAGCCATACAAATAGCCCCACCACATGGTACTCCAGATACCATTAAACATTATGTTGGTTGTGCTCAATCACATATTGATATTCTAGAAGATACTCGATATGATTGCCCTATTTTAATTTTAGAAGATGATGCTGAATTTACACCAGATTTTCATCCTCAAATTGAAGTAAAAGATGATACAGATGCTGTATATCTTGGAGTTTCTTCTGGAAATCAACATTATATAACCAAACGTGTGGATAAACATTATATGCGTATTGGTAAAATTTTAGCAACACATGCAATTTTATATCTTAATAAAGATTATAGAAAAACTGTTGCTGATATAGCTAAAATTTTTGCTTATAGATTAAAAATCCCATTTGATAATGGTTGTGCTTTAGTACAAGAAAGATTTAATGTTATTACACCAAATAAACCTTTTTTTGTACAAGCTAATGCAAGACAAAGTGCAAATCAATGGGAATCTGTAACATCTAAACCATTAGTAGATAAAAATAGTGAGTTTCCTATTCGAGATCAAAATGTTAAATTAGAAATACAGGTCTCCTCATGATATCATGCCAATCAATAGGAACTAATGGTAGATTTGGTAACCAAATGTTTCAATATGC